TGTTATATCAACGCTTTCTGTAGATTTACCCCTAAAGTTCATATAGTCCCAAGCACCTAGTCTATTTCTCCATGCTAATCTAACATTATCATATCTACTACAACTTTGGTGTCTATCATCAATACCTGTTCTACTTGATCCGTATCTATAAAATTTATATTCTTTTGTACAATTATCTGTAACATCAGCAGATGTACAACCAAATATTTTATAGTATGCCCAATTAGAAAAATTACTTGGTCTTGCATTTGTACTTAATGTTTGTGTTTCTAAATTTTTAGTACCACAACCAAAGTATAATATTGCTCTATCTACACTTGTACTTTGTACAGCAGTAGCACCACCATTAGTAGTATTATTAGCAAAAAAATGTACTGTAGCACCACCACTTGTACCTGCTATTAAAGTATCTGAACTGTCATAATATTGTATTGCTATTTGCTCTATTTTTTCTCCTACAGTTATTATACTACTACTAGCATTGTTACCTTGCTTAAAACAAATGGTCATTAAGTCTACATTATCTGCACTTGTGCTTGATCCTCTAACAAATTGTACAGTAGGAGCATTAGTTAAAAACTTATGAAATTGTGGTTGTGTAGTATCATTCTTATATAAATTTAAAGGAAAGTTTGTACCCTCTACATCTAAGCCACCTACGTTAGTTGCTGTTTTAGTATATGGTGTTGTTGCAGGTATTCCCACAGCTACGTTACTTGTAAAAGTACCTGTTGGTTCCAATACTTCTACAGGTGCAGATGTTTGGTTAGTTGCTGTTTCGTAACCACCTAATATTCTAATTGCAACTGCTTGTGAGTCATTTAAAGAAAAAGGTTTAGCTGTTACATTAACACCTAAATTATGTATAGTATTAGTATTAGAGTTTTCATCTCTTTGTTGTGTTGCAATATAAGTTCTTACTATTTTACTAACATCTGCAATAGCTACTCCACCTTTATTTTTATGTAGCTTTAATTTAGCAACTGTTGATAGTGAAGCAGTATTTGACATACTTATTTGTACTTGTATTATATATCTAAACTTTGCTGATCCTGTAATTGCACCACTATCTTCTTTTACTACATAAACTAACGGACTATTTACTGCTACAAACTTACTTGGTTGTTGTTCTATACTATATGCCATTATAAACTAATTTTTAATTTTAAATTTTGTTTTTTTAAATATAAATCTTCTTCTTTTTCATAATCTACTTTACCTGCTATAGCTATACTTTTTTTTAAATCATCTACCATATCTTCAAAAGGTTTTGTTATGAACCTACTTCTTTCTAAACCCCTTAAATATATTGCTCTACTTATTAAAAACACTAAGCTTTTTTTGGTTATAAACCTACCTGCACCTCTTTTGTCTTTCCAATCACTCTGTATTCTTCCTCTTAATCCTTTTTTTCCAACCCAACGTTCTATTGCTCTTCTTAAACCATTTTTAGGCCCTGTCCTTGTTCCAAATCTAAAAGGACTACCAACACCTCTTAAATTACCCCTACCTTTATAACCACCTTTACCTCTAACTCCTTGATCAACAAATATCCAATAGTCCTCTGCTTGACCAAAATTCATTTTAAACTTAACGCTAGTTTCAGTTTTTTCTATATCATAACTTATTTGATTAAATAATGTACCACCTGCTCTACCTTTTTTTTTGTTTAAGTTTGCTCTAGCTTTCTGTATAAGTTTGCTACCAAATGTTGTTAATACTTCTTCTATTGATTTTATTTCCATTATGTATTTCTATCTTCGTCACTAGGTTCAATAGGTGCGTCACATAGTGAATTATTGTTATTAACTTGCATTGTAAAACTAGCAGACCAACCTGTAAGCATATTAGCAAAACGTACTGTAAATGGTTCTGCACTTATAGGTAAATTTAAAACAACTTCATTAGGTATATAACTAAACTTTTTTCCAGGATCGTTAGCTGTTTGTACTGAAAGATTTTGTCTAAACTCTGCTATTATATCTTGCATTATTTGTAACATTTCAGACCAAACAACCTCACGGTTAGATAAATCTTCTTTTACTAAATTCATAGTAAACACAGTAAATGTATAAGTTAGTACACCTTTGTCTATGTTAGTATTGCCTGGTTCTACATATAGTATTGGAAAATCTGTTTCATCTAATTTATTTATATCTACTTCATCTAACATGCCACTATGAAATGAATTTATTACAAAATGATTTGTGGCTATAGTATTAAAATCGTCTATTATGTTTTTATATGTTATCATTTATATTTGTTATAATTATTTCTTTCTATATTTCCTTTATCTTGTTGGTAGCTTAAATATGTTAAAACTAAAGCAATCTCTGTTTTAGTTACTTTATCTACGTTTAGTATATTGTCATTAGCTAAACTAAATATAATATTATACCAACCCCACTTTCCTGCTAGTGTTTTATCTCCTTGCTCTTCATCACCACCCTCGAATAGTTGTTTAAATCTTCCAATAAGTCTTTCCCTAAACGAAAAAAAAAATCTATCGCAGATAGTGTTGTACTCATTGGTAAGTCCTTAAACTTATCTATTTCAAGCTCATCAGGATCATACGGTTTTACACTATAAAACTTACCTACCTGTCTATCTATTTCTCTATACAATACACTCATTATTCTGTGTAAATTAGCGTTTATATCTTTACCATATTCTTCAATATCCACAAACTCACCTGTAGTTATTTTGCTAAGATTAGGTATAAAGCCATATTGTTTACCTTTAAACTTTATTCTTTTCTCTAACTCTCTTTCACTTTTGCTATTAACAAATTTGTTTATTTTTTCTACTAATACTTTTTTATCTTTTAGTTTTACTTTTTTTATAAGCTTTTTATCTACTTTACAAAACATAGCAATAATCTCATCATCTTTTGTTTTTCTTTTTGTCTTTGCTAATTGTAAATATCTTTGATATTCTGCAATAGTAATGTCTTTCCAATCAGTAGGTACTATAACCTGTATTTGTTCTCTAGCCATTTGTTATAAATATAAAATTGTTGTTTTTGTTCATAATATATAATACTTACCACTATAATTAGTAGTTAGCTTATTTAATGCAACATATCTTACAGCGTCTATAAGGTGGTCTAATTGATTTGTAGCAGGTTTGTTTATTACTTGACCATTTTTATCTACAAGCCACTTATAATACTTAAATTCATTTATTGCGTTTGTACTTTTCTTTGTTATATGTATTTTATATCTTCTTAAAATATCTATACCCATGTTAATGCTATCTGCTCCTTTTTTTGCAGGTTTTACACTAAAGCCTAGTCTATGTATTTCTTCTATACTTTTAGGTTCTGCACTATCTGCTATAATTTCAGTTTGTCTTGTTATTCCTAATTCTCTTAATTTGTTTGCTATGTCTTGGTTTGTTAGTCCTTTGCTATATACTAATTCATTTATATATAAATCGTCATTAAGTTTATATACTTCTACTATAGCTGTAGAATCATTACTATAACCAAAGTCCATACCTAAAGCTACTAAAATAGCTTCTGTTGGTATATTATTGCAAAGCTCAAACTGTCTAAATATAGTTTCTGTAGGTTGTGCCATATCACCTAAACCGTAAATAGTCCAATAATTAGAATCTAATTGTTTTAGCCTTTCTATTTCGTTTATTGTTTCTTCTGGTAAAAAAGGATTGTCTAGGTATGTAGACTTTATAAAAGTACAATCATCTCTTTTAATTACATTGTCATATATCCAACTGTACGGATCGGAGGGGTTAAAATCTAAATATATCTTTTCTGTACACCTTAACGACAACTGAATGAAGTCCTCCAAAGAAAACTCTGTTGCCTCATTGAGCCAAAGATAGTGTCTTTTACGACCACGCACCTTTGCAGGTTGGTCTACACTAATAAACTCTATTGTATTTCCATTTAGCTTATATGTAAGCTCTGACTTATTGTGGTTGTCAGGATTGTATAAATTGTGTGATTCTAATATATTAAAAAAATCTCTATATGCAGAAGATTTAAGGGCAGGTAATGTTTTACGACAAATAGTATATACCTTACCCTTTGACTGTAACGCTTTAAGTATTATTAATTGAGCTAAACTATAGGTCTTACTACTTCTTGTTCCACCCTGATTAACTACAATTCTTGTATTAGCATTAAGATTCTTTTGTAGGACTACC